ATCTTGTAGTGGTTATTGAAGCAGGCGAAGACGAAGGCGTCGTCGGGCAGGCCGAACTCGGCTCGCGCGATCGGGGCCGTGTCGATCTCCTGCGTCCAATCGTTCGGATCGGTGGACTTCCATTCCCGCCCGATCCTCCAGAAGCCATAACTGCCTTCCAACATTTGCTGAAAAGCCGTTTCATAAACCGAGTTCGCTTTCGAGCGGTACTCGATCGCGCGGATTCTGTTCTGCCGGTATTCGGCGCTCTGATCGTTCGAATTACCGCCTGCCGGTTCGACTCTGATGGCGCGCTTGTCCTGGCGGATGTTGTTCAACGATTGATTGATGTATTGGCTCAATTCATCATGGTTCAGGACCGGTCGGTCGGCATCCTCCCGCGCCTTGCGGTCGCGCGGCGGCCACGGATCACCGCAGATGTGCCGCATGTCGGTCTGCCGCTCTTCGCGCGCCTCGCGCCAGTATTCGGTTGCGTAGCGATAGTTCTCGCGCACCTCCTTTAAAAGCTTTTCGTCAGCTTCGCTGTTATCTGGAGGAGCCTGCGGTTCCTCGTCCGAATCGAGATAGGCCAATTTATTTTCGGAGCGTTACCTGCGCGGTTGCCGTCTGAAGTCCGCTATGCGCCTGGACCGTAACCTTCACGTTGTTGCCTTTGATCGAAGCCGGTGCGGTATAGAAGCCGGTCTGAGAAATGCTGCCGAGGTCCGGCGGATCGATAAACCATGTAGCGGTTTGATCAGTAGCCGTAAATTGCTGGCTGGTGCCAAGCTGCATGGTCACCGCCGGTGGCGTGATCTGCAAATTCTGCGGCGGATTCGGCTGCACGATGATGGTGACCTCAGCCTTGTTTGACGGAACCGATTCAGGCGTCGAGGCGCTCTGAAGGTAAGAGGTCACGTAATAACAGATGGTGCCGGTAGGCACATCGGGATCGGTGTAGGTCAAGGCCGCGACCGGAGAAGCATTGATCCTGGTGAACGGGTTCGCCGTCGTACAGGCCTCCACGATACGATAGACGTTATAAGTCACGCCTGAAGTGGTGGAGGCAACCCAGTTGAGCACCACGTTCTTTCCGCTGCCGCGCGGCATGGGTGCCGTGGATGTCCGCGCATGCTTGTGGCAGGCGCATAAGCAAAGCGCCGCTAGAAACAGAAACGCGCCTCTCATTTTTTCTTCAGCGCTTCGGAACCTTTTTTTGCGTGGCCGAGCTTTGGATTCGCATGCAACTCGGCCTTCATCTTGTCCTTTTGCTCGGAGGTCAGCGGCGAGCCGCTACTCAGAAGCTTTTTGACCTGTTTTCTCGTCCACGGCATGTGTTACTTTCTCTTCTGGGTCGTCAGGCCCGGCCTCATGAACCGGGTTATGGTCTTGCCCGCCTCGACCGGACGGCCCACTTATTTCCGGCACCTGGAACTCATGAAGGCCGCCTTCGGCATCCTGTGTTGGTAGCTGCCTCGCCTCGGCATCGGCTGCCGCATCGGCCATGTATTCATCGAAGCTGCGCGGCTTGAACCTCAGATACGGCGACATGGCCTCGTACATATTGCGGCGCTCTTCCGGCTCGGCGGTGATCAACAGACTACGGAAGTGTTCATGGCTGCGAACGAAGAAGGCGAGTTGGTGGACCAGACCTGGATCGGTCAACTCGCCGAAGCCGTGCTCGGCGAGCGTGTGGTTGATGCGCCTTTGGAGCCGGTCGTTCATGGCGATTGAAATTCTCTATCTCAGGACTTATCCAACCGACAAGTCTGTGATCGCATCTTCGACTGGGTCATTGGATCGCGTACTCCGGTATGATCTGGCCGAGCGCTTCGTCGCCTTTTTGGTATTCCGGTATCCAGAACAGGCCGCGCAGCTTGGAATTGCCAAACAGGCCCGGTCCTTTGCGGTAGTCCGCGTAATGTCCGCGAATCCAATGCAGGCGCTCTTCCTGCTTCTCGCGTTTAAATATCGAACGGCCTGTGGTCCTTACTTTCGGCACCGAGGTGATCTTGATCTCGTGCCACACCGACATCGGCACCAGCTTGTTCGGCGCATGTGGCCGGATCTTGCCTTGTGAAACCGGGCGCAGCTCGACGTTATTGCAGTTTAGGCGCGCCATGGTCTGTAAAATCCAGCCTTGCCGGAATTTCATCAGCCATACATTACGCTGGCGATCTTTTTCTTCAACCTCGCCTTGCATTGGAATCTGCCGGAAGGAGGATTGAAAATTTCCGTCCGTGTCCAGCCAGTAACTGAGAGATCCGGTAAAAGCGGCTGAACCTTCCACGGCATGAAACAAGCCGCAGTTCATGAACGTAGCCGGTTTGTCCTTGCGCACCAGTTCGAGTGCCTCGTCGTTGCCGATGCCTGGACCGGCCAGAAACTTCTCTATATCGCTGATCTCCTGGCGATACACCAGTGCTCCGATGGTCTGCGGCACCTTGCAACCGTCTTCTATGCGAGCCTCCAGCCACATATTCTCAAACGGCGGTTTCGGTTTCGGAACGGCGGCAAAATCGAGAATCCTGTTCCAGGCCGCTTCGTGATCCAGGTGAAAAATCGGCAGCATGTCGCTCATCACGCATTGAGCATTCACCGCTATGGTAGAAATCGACCGGATCCTCCTCATAGTTGAATGCACGATGGCATCGAACGTTCCCAGATAATACGGGTCCCAGTTGTAATAAAACCGGCCTTTGTAGATCATGGAACGCAGGCTCATGCCGTTTTTACTCCGCGCCGCTGATCTCGGCTTCAGCCTGCCGCGCGCTGCGCATCGAGCGGGTGCGCGCCAGCCTGCCACCGACCTCGGCCTCGTTCGCGCGCTCCTGCTGCATGCCCAAATGTTGGGTCAGGTGCGCGAGCAGAGCCTTGCCGTCGCCGGGTCCAAAGGAATGCTCTTCTGACTGCGGCATCGACATGGAGAAGCCGCCAAGCTTCCCGGTCTTGTAGGCCGGTGCGGCCTTATATTGATGCGTGACGGTGTAGCCGCCGTTTTTAGCCGGTGTGATGCGCATGGATTCGAGCTTGGTCTTCGCCATCAGGAATGGCCTTTCTCGATCGCGTGCAGCAGTTCGGTGACGCGCCTGCTGACAGCGTTTGAAATATTTTCCAACTCCTCGCCGTAGTTGCCCATTTTCCTCGACCAATCAAGCAACTCCTGAACCGACTGCATCATTAATAGAAGATCTCTTGTTTCCATTTGAGTGTGACGCCTCGACCTTTATTTTATGTCCAGACGCCGACCATCTCGGATTTACCAAAGCGGCGGCCTACCTTATCGACCGGCTTGGGAGGCTTTGCCGTGACCGCGAAATAGCGGAAGGCGTCGGCACCATGGCTGGACTTGTCGTGCAACGGCTCGCGCGTCGAATGGTTCAACGTCTTGACCTCGCCGTATCTATAATGACGCAGTGCACGCAACCCGGCCTCGCACCTCTCGCGGTCGAACCAGCATTGAGGAAAGATGGTCCTGGCCGCCGCGATGCCATCTGAGACCGAGAGCTTGGGAATGATGCGGACCTTTCTACCGGCGAGCCGCATCAACTCCTCGATCGAGCGGCCACTTCCCATTTGCGCCGCATGGGTGCCGATGTCCCACGGCAAAAAATCGGTGCCAAATAGGTAGCCTTTCTGTTGCATCGCCTGGAGGTACCACTGCAACGGACGCGCGCGGTCTTCCAGGTAATCGATGAGCCGGTATTCGAAGGTGGTGGACTGGTACATCCATATCGCCGTCATGTCGCCATAGCCTAGATCCCAGGCGCAATCGACCGGCCTCGAACGGTCATACGGCACCTTCTGAATCCTTTCCTCTCTATCCACCTGCCGCAGCTCGTTCGCATAGATGGCCGACTGCAGAAGCGAGATACACGATCCGTTCCAAGTGTGCTCGTACTCGTCCGGGTCGGTCAGCCGCATGTGCTCCATCTCGCGTTTCAACACCTCCGGGAACCAGTCGTTTTCTCTCCACGTCACCTTGCGGCAGTAGGCATCGGGTGGCGGATTCACCACGAACATCTGATAAGTGGGATCGTCTTCGAAATCGGGATTCCAGCTCAACCAGATTTCAGATCCATCCTTTCTTATAGTGGGTATCAAAGTGTTCCACGATTCTTTCGAGACAGCCTGCGCCTCCTCCACCCAACAGATATCGACCGACTCCGCCGACTTGATGGAACCAACGTTGTGCGCAAGACCCGCAAAGGTAATCTCGGTGCCGTTGCGGCCCGTGATGCGAACCTTCTCGATCACGTAGAAGGAATCCAATCCCAAAAGCTTGATCTGATCCGAAAGCAGTCGGTGCACCGATTCGGCGATCGACTCCATGGTCTCGCGGGCACAGAGAATTCTGAGCGGACGTTGCGCGCCTTGAATGAGCAATGCACGCGCGAAGTTCCATGATTTCGCGCCGCCTCTGCCACCATAGAAAGATTTATAGCGATGCGGCTGGAACAGCTCGTGGAAGGCATGCGGGAATTCAGCTCTAATCGCCATGCCAATCAACGCCCAAAAGCTTCGCGCCGTGCTCGGTCAACGGCCTGCCGTCCTTCACATGAACAACAGGCTCGCCGGTGTTTTCGGCATCCTTAATGGCGGCGCGAATTTCATTGGCGAAGCGCTCAGCCGTCGCTATCCTCACGGTACGAATCCGGTTGTGGCCTTTCGAGATGTTCGTCATCTTCCGAAGACGCGTGCGGTACAACTCCGAGCGGTTCTCCTGGTGTATGCCATGCGCCGATATCCGCGACACAGGTTAATCGTCCTTGCCGCAAGCCTCTTCAAAAGCTTCCCAGGTTTCACGGTCGATGCCTTGTTTGACCAGATCGGGATTGGCGCGCTCCCATTCCTCGTCGAGCTTTCGGATCTCCTGCTCGGCCTCCTCTAACTGAATCCTTTTCATAATTCCCATGGCGGTGCCTCTTTTTATTTTCCGGCGGAAATTCCGACTACCTGAATTTGGCTACATTTAAAATCATGACCACGGGACCAGCATATGAGTGGATTAAGAAAAAAGCGGCGCGCTGGAGCACTGCCGACTTCGACCGCCTCCGAAAACTCATGGCCACCGATAACCATCCGCTCCTGTGGCGAGATTCGTACGGCCAGTGGATTATCCATGATGTGTACCTATGCGCTTTCCACTACTATCCGAAACTGTTTCCACGGCGCAGACCTTTTCTATTCCGGCGGAAATGAACCAGAGATCGAACCTCTTTTGTTTTGTTAGTGCGTAGGTGGCCTACCTGGACGTGGCCGGACGGAGGCGATAATACGGATCGGCCTCGACCACCCGGCCTCGATCGCACGTTGGCAGCCGGGTCCGCCCAGGCCCGGCCAGATTGCCTGGATGCGAGCGGGTCCGAAGGCGCGCACGGTGCGAAGAGACGTGCAAAACGATGCACTGTTGCGCGCGTAGCGAAGCGCTCTACGGCGTCCGAAGCAAGGCGGTGGCACCACACATCCTCGACCTGTCCGAGCGCGTCCGGCAGTGGCAAATTGAGCCTGGAATGTACGTGCATATTGTACAAAACCTAGGCCTATGTTCAAACGAAAAGACTTAAGGCGCTGTACAAACTACATCTAGTTCTTTAGCACTTATTCGCCACTTCCAAGGAGGTTTTGAAGTGGCGTGATATCGATAGCTTCGCTCTCGCCGGTGGGAGGTTTGAAGGCAACCTCGATGGAGAGTTTCGCGCCGCCGGGTCCAGACAGCTCGACGTTATCTCTCTGATTTAAATACTGTTTTCCGAGCCAAATCAACATGACCCGATCCTGTTTCTTGGCTGCTTGCATCTGCCACCGGCGCAGGTTCGCGAGTCCTTGCTGGCGGCCTTCGGCGAATGCCTGTTGGAATTCGGGTTCTTCCATGCGCCGCTGCAATGTGTCGATCGACACACCAAGCCGCGCAGCAATCTCGGTGTGTGTGTGCATGCCTGCGGCGAGCGCGCGGACCACGTCAGGCAGAACCGGCTTGCGAGGCCGCGCTCTTTTTGGTGCCGCAAATATAGGCGATCGCCTTATTTCATCGCTCACGTCACCTCACAAAACAATACGCTACGAAACTATGCTTGACGTTACCGGACCAAACCAAAAATAACTCTGCCGGACCCAACACGACCGAACGAAAACGTACCTCCACAGTGTCTCACTTCTCCAACTCCGCGAGCACCTGCTTTGCCATCCACATTAGCATCGTCTGGTCCGTCAGAGATCTGGTGAACAAGTCGGTCTGAGCCAGATCATGCGGCTTGATCCTCTGGCGGCATTTGTGTCCTGGGATCGTGCGCTGGTGTAGTGATTGCGAGCCTCCAGGTGCCGCAGGAGCGGTGCGGTTGCGGTGTGCCATGTGTTGGTGAGTACGATCTCCTGAATGGCTCCACGGTCCTGCCAGCCTCTCAGACGCGCCTCCTGGCGGTCGAGGAGCTGCGCGGCGTGTTCCCGGTGGGTGTGATAAAGCAGAGTGTCGAGGTGAGAGTAGACTCGGACACGCCGAGTGAAGCGGTGCAATTTTTTGAAGAAAGACAAACGGGTTCTGAGGAAAGGCCAGCGGGTACCGGGCGGCACCGGATTCTAACGTGCGTTACCGGCAGCATATCACTTTTTTTCAAAATATTTCAATCTTTGGTATTGACAGATACATGCATCTGTGATGTAATCGAAGTATGAAAACAACCTATCCTGAATTCAAATTGATGACCTACCGCGAGGTCTGCCAGTGCATCAACCTCGGCGAAGTCAACCTGCCGTCGATCAAGCCTGAATATCGCGGCGAATTTGAAGCGCGGCTCAAGGCGCTCAAAGCCTATCGCGATGAGCTTCGGAAGGAGGTGCGCTAATGACGCGCGCCTCTCTTCTCACCCGGTGGCTCACTCACCTGCTGACCTTCGGCAGCGTTGAGGACGCGCAGGCCAACTACGGCTGGCTTGCGCCAAGGAAGACACACTAATGACCGAAGAACAATGGACTCAAGGCCATCCCATAGTCTGTAAACAATCCAACTCCTGGTATTCAGGATCTACCGCAAGAAAACATAACGGATATTGGCGTTTAGAATTCACATGTCCTACCTGCGGACGTAAAGGAACGTTCCTGCGGAGCATGCTCGGAAGGCGCAGGATCGTCTGCAATGGAGCCACTTTCTCGAAAGTGCTGGATGCCGATGACTAGCTGGACCGAGTCCTTCGACATGGCCTCCATACCGGACGACGTGCTCAAAAGCGAATGGGCGCGCAGGAACGCGCGCAAGCGCGCCAGCTACACCGGCGGCCAGCTCTGGAAAAAGCACAATCCAGATACGCCGCGCTGCCGCTGCGCGGCCTGTAGCGCACGCCGCAAGGTGCTACACTCCAGCTAATACTCCTTTCGAAACTTAGTTGCATCTTGAGATAGGCCGCCGTTCACGAGGACCGGCGGCCTTTCTGCTTTTCAATACTCGCCTTCCTCGACCGGCTCGTAGGCTCCAGGCAATGGCACGATCGGATCGAGTCCGTTCTCGCGCCGCCTCACGTTGATGCGCTTCACGCAGTCGGCGCAGATCGGCTCGCGCTTGCCGGTGATGGCCGATGAGGACGGCACGCGGTGCGGGTTGTAGCTGAACATCTCGCCGCAGCCGATGCAGCGGCTCATGGCGTACATCAGGCCCACGGCTCCTCCTCTGGATCGTTGTCGCGCGCCAGTTCCGGCCTCGTGCGGTAAAAATACTCGGCCTCGAATTCAGGCTCCTCGTCCATCTTGAAATCCTCGCGCCGGATCGCGCCGTATCCGGTGAGTTGACCGTGTCCGGTGATCGAATCCTTGCCGCTGGCGGCCATTTGCGCATCAAATTCCTCACGGCTGATCTCGGCGGTGATGATGTGGCGATAGTTGCCGATCACCACCACCTGACCGATATCGAGCGGAAGATTGCTGCCGAGGACCGATATGCCACCGGCTTTAGGCTTGCGCCTCTCGCGAAAAGGATCGGCTTTCATTTGGCACCTCGCTTGGCGCGCCGCATGCGCATGGCATTGATCTTTTCGGCAGCCTCCAGAGTTTTGCGCGGCGGCCTCTTCATGGCGCTCATGCCGTGCTCGGCGGCCTCCTGGCCGGATTTGAACAGCGGCGTCTTCGGATGATGGATTACAAGAAAGTTCTGATTGAGCAAAAGGAAGCGCAGAGCGAGCGACTCATAACCTCGCTTGGCGTTGCGGCCATGAACCACACTCCAGCCAATGCAGAGAAAATCAGGCGTGGTGTGACAAAAAAATGCCTTCGGTGGTTGCTCGCCGGTTGGCTTGTCGTACTCGATCAGCTTGCGGTACTCCGATTCGTGCCAGAGTCCAGGAGGCGCATCCTTGCGGTACGGACAACTCTCGCACGGCTCGGTGCGGCAGTGAATCTGTTTCATACGGCACCACCTCTGCACACCATGCAGAGTATGCGACCGTTGGCGTGCGCAAGGTCGCCGAAGGTCTGCACAGTGTGACCGCACTCCAGCTCGCACCAGTTGCCAGTGCGCGTGTTCTCAATCGGCTTAGTCGCGACAATGCGCTTGTGCCACGGTGTATCGCGCGGCTCTTCGTCCGGCTCCAGGTAGCTGCCGTCGCCGAGTGGAATTTTCATGCCGCGCCTCGCTTCACGATCGCGAGCTTCTTGTCGAGTCCGTATGCCGTGGGATCGAAGTACGCGGTGAGCGGCAAGGTCGGATTTTTTCGCGCGATGTCGGTCTGGTGGAAGTTGTGCCATGCCTCGCGGCCTTCCTTGGTCGCATAGAATCCGCGACCGGCCTTGTAGGCGATCCACTTGCGGATAAGCATGCTTCGGAATGGTCGCTGGTCAAAGGCCTGCGCCTCCTTGATCGACAGGTAGAGAGTCTGGCCGGATGCGAGAGTCTGGAGCATGGCGTACTGGCGGCCTGAGAAGGTCTTCATCGCATCACCCGCTTCCATGTACTGTAGTTCAGGCAGACGGAATTGATTTCTATCTCTCTCATCGCTCCACAACGGCAGACCTCGGTCCTGACGATGTTGCCGTGCGCCGATTGTCTGAGCGGATCTTTGGCGCATTTCTTCGGCGTGATGCAATTTGTCCAGCAACGGTCGTTGCTCGACACTGCGGCATGATGATGGCCTTTCATCGCGCGGCCTGCTCTTTCTTGTGGGCGCGCACGTGCTCGTTCACGCACTCTGTGCAGGTAAGACGCGAGTGCGGCGGCCACATCATCCACCGTCCATGATGGCCACAGTGAAACTTCACCAGCCAGCTATCGTCGTCGAGCCGGTCGATCCGCACAATGTTGCGCTCGAAAAATTCAGGAGGCGGTAGTTCCTTCATGGCTGCGCTCCTGCCTGTCCGTTGACTCGCGCCATTTGAGCCTGCCGACCGGCCAGCATCTTCGCGGCCTGCTCCTTACGCTGGCGCGGTGAGAGCGCCGCATAGCGCGCTTTCTGAATAGCCGTCATCTTCTCAATCCAAGCGGCGTGACCAGGATGGTCAGGATTGCGTGGGTGGTTTGTGGTCTGGCCTGGACGTAGCTTCGGTGCCTCGGCCTGCTCGTTCGCGAGTTGCTTCGCGCGTCCTTTGGCCTGCCGCCTCCGCATCTCTTCGCTCCGCTCTTTCGCGCTCATGTGCGCCCAGAACGGATCGGTGACCGGCCTGCCGGTCTTGACGCTGATGTTGTCGGCACGTTTTTTAGTAGTCGGCCTGCCTGCGCCTTGCCGCTTGCCGCCGTGCTGGCCTTCTGAGCGCAACTCCTCGACTCGCGCCTGGAGCTGCTCTTTGTAGCGCTGCAGTTGATCGATCGACCGTTGCACGCCTGGAATCTCTGCCAGGATGCCCGCGATCTCGTGAAAACGAGAATCATCAATCATTGAGCGGCTCCTTGATCACGATCGCCGGTAGCCTGCAGCCAATCGACGCCGTCCGGCATGGTCCAGACATAGCAATCGTGGCCGGAGCGTTTGGTATTGAGCTTGAGTTGTGTTTGTGGATAGTGGTGAACATGCATCACGTGCTCCTGAATCTCGACCAGAGATGTGGAGGTGACGCCGCACAGAAGACAGGTGAGTTTCCAGATTTTCATTGAGTGACGCCTCGCCACTATCTTGCCACAATTGAGACACCATTTTAAATTCATCAGTTTTGCTTTCTTTTAAGCGCCTGTCCTCTGGCGCAGGAGCAACGCGCCGAAAACTCGTAGCGCATGACGCGCCCGTCAGACCGCTTAATCTCGCGCGTTTCGCTGACCCAGTAGCCGCCTTGAGACGCGCATCGCTCGCATGGTTCCGGCAAACCGGCGCGCGCCTCCGAAGGATCTTCAGGCTCCTCGAAAGTTCTCATTTCAGCAACTCGAATTTGCTGCGCAGATATTCCGCCTTGGCGCGGCGCACGTCGTCTTCTGTGATCGGCCCGGTGCCCGTTGGCGCATCTGGCATTTTCTTCGCTTCGGGATTGATTCCCAGAGAGGCGAGTTGAGCGGTCAAGTCCGGCTCCGGTTTGCGCGAGACCTCACCGGCGATTTCGCGGCGGGTCGATGGCTCTATGAAGGCACGATGCTTCTCTGTGGCCTCACACTCCTCTGCCGTGCGGTACAGCGGCATCTCGGGCGAGAGATTGGCTTCGATACCATCAAGAGGCTTGTAGCGAGTGCAATAAACAGCGCGGATCTGCTCTGTGCCGGGATACGTTCCCACCTGATCGATGAGCGTGCTCACCAGCCATTCGAGTTGTTCTGGTGTTTCCACCATGCGCTCGAATAATCGCGCCAACTCCTGCTTTACGTGGCCTTGCTCGTCGTCTACCGGAAAATATTTCAATATTTGCAGCCGGATCGCTGCGGATGCCGACTGCGATTTAGTTAGTGCCATTTTGTGTTTCCTCGTTCAGCCAACGTCTGAGAAAATTCGCTGTACTGCGCGCACGCTTGTTCATGCGCTCGATCGGTTTGAAATACTCCAGCACTCGATTCATACCTCTGCGCTCCCACGGTCGCGCACGCAGATGATTTACAGGCATGGGAATAAACCGCGTCTCGGTTTGCCGCGCGTGCGGCAGGATGTGCGCGCACGCCGCCTCGCGCTCTTGGATCGGCATGCGGCACCATTCCGTTCTTGCGAACGCGATATCGCGCGGCGAGAGTTCCTTACCGGCGGCCAGGAACACGCCGATGTAATCCTCGAAAGCCGGGTCGCTACTTGGGACAAGAGCCAGCCTTGGAGGCTGCGGCGTTAGTGCGGTTACGGGAGGCTCCTGGGTGAGCGAGGTCCACTCGTCGGGCGTTACCGGCCTGTCGTCGTCTACCCGGCGGCTTTCGACGTGGGAGGAGGTAGGAGGTGGGTCTGTATAACGTTTTATATCAGTAAAAGGATGCGGCTCAAAAGAGCGGACATTTTGAGCGGACATTCCGGCTGGAACCGCAAGTAAATAAAGCGCGCTCCTCGGGCCTCTGCGCTGGATCGAAAGGCAGCCTTTTTCGACCAACTCGGCGAGCCATCTTCGGATGGTCCGCACGCACACCTTGAAGCGGTGAGCGAGAGTCCTTTGAAACGGGAAAACCTCGTGCCGGATGCGCCCGAGGTCGATCAAATAGCCGAGGAGGCGTTTGGTTTGAGAGTGTAATTTGTGCATAGTGTGACCTCGCTGTAACCAGCGGCAACATCAGAGCACTTGCACTCTCTCCCGAAAACACCACATACTGGGAGTGCAAGCGTTGGATACTCTGGCGTCGTCGTTCGGGAAAAGCGCGCGACAAAGGATTTCAGGCCGGTTGTGAATAACATCATGACCGGCCTCTTGTTTCATGAAGAGTCAGCCAGCTCTTGATCGCATCGAGCGAATCGATATTCGCGATCGAAAGCCGGAAGGATTTCTGAATTTCAAACTGCTTTTTGATCTGCGCCTCGCGCAGCTTGCCGTCCGTCCGCTTGGTCTCCATCAAAAAGCCTGGATAGTCGGCGTGCAGCACCGCATAGTCCGGTGTGCCTTTGGCGTTGAGCTTTACGTGCGTGCCGTCAGCGAATCGCGCGCCGCCGCTGTGCAGCCGGTATGGGACGTAGCCGTGCCACAACAACCAATCCTTCACCTGCGCGACCACATCTCGTTCGAGGAGGCTCATTCCCGGCATTAGCGCGGCCTCCAGGCCGCCGATGCCTGCGGCTGCCGCTTCAACCATCTCCTACCGGGATGATCGTCAGGATAAGGCTGCGATGGCGGCTGCGGCGGCCTGCGCGCCTGCGAGAGCTGCCACTCACGCCAGGAGATGCCACGCGCGTATGGATGAGTCATGCGCTGCATGCGGTGGATGCCTTTACCAAACATCGAACGGCCTCCGGTGCCGCGCGATCCAGACGGCGCGGAAGTTCTCGAACCACTCAAGCCACTTCCAGCACGCCGGTGACTGGCAATAGTACGCATGATTGACCAGCGACCACAGGTTGCCTTTGCTCTCGTCGTAGCGTCCGCATGGATAGGTGCGTTGCGGCTCAGGATCGCGGACAAATGGCAGCTCGTTCATGCCGTCACCGCTTTGCGCTTCTCGACGAGCGCGGCGCGCATGGCCGCCTCCAGCATGCGCCTGCATTCTTTGCAACAGGTCTCGGGTCCAGACTGCACTTCGAACCAACTCATACGGTCGCGCACGTAGCGCGAGTTCACGCGCATGCCGCAATACGTTTCATTGTCGCTGCGAAAAAGTTGAATGTGAGGCTTGTTAGCGGTCTTCGAGGTCGCGAGAGTGATGAGCCTCAGTGCGCCAGCATGGACGCGCCTGAGCGGCTCCATCTGCGCATCGTGCCGATCCTGTTCACCACGCAACACGAGGCATGGCTCGCAGGCGAGACGGTTGTCCGGCACCGGCTGGCCGCAGTGCTTACAGATGAGCATGCGGCCACCTCTGTACAAAGTCCGTACAACGTCCTGCTACAGCCGGGACAATCGGAGCAGCTATGTTATTGCATGTGTTGGTACTGCGTTGATTCGTAGCGGCGTACCAATAAGTGGTACAAGTTTTTTGGCACACATTAACTCCTTTCTTTTCAGTAACACTTGCAATACCGTGTCAAAATACCGTACAATGAACGTATGATCAAACGTTCTAATCAAAACAAACTGACGCTGTACCGGCGGCATGCTGGTTCCTGCGTCGTTAAAGATAGCACCAAACTGGATGCCTGCGAATGTCCGATCTGGACTCATGGCAAGGTCGCCGGAAAGTTCATCCGCCAGTCGCTCGACACTCGCGCGATTGCAACCGCTCTTCAGAGAAAAGAAAACCTGCTCAATGGCTGCACGCCAGACGGCGATCCGCCGAACGGCGGCCTGCACGTCGTCGGTTCTTCCGAGACCAAAGGCAATGAGACGCTCGAATATGCCGCGACCGAGTTCCTCAAAGCGAGTGACCAACTCTCTACTTCCTCGCGCATACTCTACAAGCGCGCAACTGAAAGTTTCATCTCCTGGTCTGCGAAACACGGCCTCACCTACCTCCGCGAAATCGAGACCTCGCACGTCGCGCAGTACTTCCGCGAGGTTGGCCGCAACTGGAAACGCTCGACCGCGTTCGGCAGGTTGGTTCACCTGCGAATCTGGATGAATTTTTGCAAGCGGCAGCGCTGGATCACCTACGTGCCAACGGAGGACCGCACGCTCAACCACTCCTGCTATAGCGGCGTTGGCAAAAAGAAGAAAGCATCCTCTGGCCGCGTGCCTTTCACGCCTGCCGAGATCACAAAGATTCTGGCAGCCGTCGAACAGATGCCTGAAGCTGATCGCGCCAAGGCCAAAGCACTCATCCTGCTCCTGCTCTATACCGGAATGAGAATCAGCGATGCGACTTTTTTCGAGCGCGCGTTTCTCACCGAGCGCAACACCGTCGATTACTACGTGATCAAAACTAGGAGCCGTATCGCCTTGCCACCTGAGCTTCAGGAGCCTGCGTTGCGCGCGCTCCAGGCCTTGCCAGCGAGCCGGGTGTACTTCTTCCAGCCCGATGCCGCCGATGATTACATCGGCGCGCGCACGAGGCTTAGAGACGGCGAGGAGTTCAGCCAACTGATGCCGAATTACGAACGTCGCGTGCTCGAATGCACCACGATCGTGCGCAGCGTTCTGAAGCTGGCCGGGCTGCCTGGAGCGTGTCATAGGTTCAGAGACACGTTCGCCATCAATTTGCTCACCAGCGGCGTCGATATTTTCTCGGTGAGCCAGATGCTCGGCCACTCGGACGTTCGCGTCACACAAGGCCATTACTTGAAGTTGATTCCTGGCTACCGTGAGC